TGGCCGTACCAGGCTCCTCCGATTTGGCTTTTGATTCTTCCTCCTCCGGTTTATCGTCAAGCTCACCCAAGACACCCTGAATGAGCGAGATCGCTTTTCGTAGATCCTCCGCGTCCTTTGCGCTGTTGCGGCGGCCGGACTTCTCCTCAATGTATACCGGTGTCGTAGTCATTCCTTTGAATGAACCGCTAAACCAGTTTGTAGACGTCCCCGCTCCTGTTGATGTCGTGATGCTGTCGGACGTGATATAGTCTCCGACGGTAAAGCCGTTACAACTACACGCCGTGCAATCAGACTTGACGCTTAAAACGGACGTGTCCCTGTTTGCCGGATATAAAACAAGGCTGATCTCATGGATGTTGAGCTTTCGCAGCTCGTTCGCTTTGCGGCCATCCTCAAGTGTGACTTCGCCCTGATCCAAAACGTCATAAGCAAAAGAAAACTTCGCGAGCCGTCCGTCTTTGGACAGCTCCCGCGCCCGCTGCGCTTCGGGTGTGCCGTCAAAAGCACCTTCGAAATACAGACCGTGATCGTCTTCATGCAGTTCGTAAATCCCGCCGATATAAGCGGCAAGGTCGTCGCCTTTGTGATTAAATAAAAGCGGCAGGATTTTTCCTTCCGCTTTGATCTGAGCAATGGATTCTTCAAACGCGCCTTTCGCAACAACGTCGCCGTAACTGTCCGGCTCCCTGATCCATGTGGACGCATAACCGGTTATGATTCCATTATCCGCCTTAATATCGATTGTCTTCGTTTTAATCATTAATCTCTCACCTCAATTTCTAATACGCAGTGACAGTTTGCCACTTCTTCAACGTCAAGGTTGTCAATATCGCCCGGCCACATTGCGCCGTTGGAAAATGGTTCGTCGTACTGAACCGTTTCGCCATTCATCCGTGCGTGTGACGGCCGCGGGTTGCTTGAAGTAACGACCCAGGTCTTAAATACATTGTCGCCCGGTTTTGCGTTCTGGTTGCAGGCTTCCATCGCCGACCACCCGACCACAGCTACCGCAAAAGCCGCACCCGCCGTCACAGAACGATTCTCTTCAGCGTTCTCAAATACACCTTCGGGCGTGGCTTTCAAAGCGTCCTCGTCCTCGTAATCCTCGTCTAATGCCTCAACAAGTTCGTTATACGTGGACGTATTGACCATCTCCGCACGTCTCTGACACATGGACTTAATAAACGCCTCGGTTCTTTCGGCGCTGTAACTTCCGTTTGGCCACAAGTCTTTGACAGCCTCGCGCCCGATGTCCACGCTCATCTTGAAAACGACATTGAATAAATCTTCCGTCAGCTCTTCGTCCCAGCGGTCAGCGTCCCACCACTTATCTGCCTTCGCTCCGATCTTTGGCAGAACGCTCTTTGATTGCCGGGTGAAGAAATCTTTATACACTTTTGCAATCCGGTCTTTTTCTTCTTCGGTCGGGTTGCTTCTGGCCTTGCGTGCTTCCGCCTTGACCAGAATTTCCGGTGCGGAATTGTACCGCTCCTCTGTCGGGTCTGTGTCCCTGGGTGAAGCCAACCCACCAACCAGAACATTTAGCGGAACAATAAGATCATCGCCGCCATCAATAGCCGGTAAGTCAAGCCGCGCCCTTGCTTCGTTTCTGGATAAAAACGGAGCACCGACCGCACTCGACAAAGTCGCAATCTTTTCCTCAAAAGTTCCTTCAGTCTTAATCGTGATGTCGTATGCGCAATAATGGCTTTTATCTTCTCCAACCCTTGGAAGAATGACCTTATTGATTCGGTCTGTCGCCTGCATCAGAATGGGAGCAAGGCAATCGTTATATAATGCCCTTGCGTTGTCCCTTGCGCTTGCGTATGTCTGTCCGGACCCCGGCCAGATCATCGCCGGGTTCACATGATAGACCGCCGCGCAATCCTCTCTTGACAGCTTCACAGCCTCCGCCCATTGTGCGTCACGGGAATTAAACTGGACAGTCTTGATCTCCATGCCGTCCTCCAGAATCGGCATACCGCCACCCTCGGACGCCTGTGATCCTGCCCATGAGTTTTTCCATGTTTCCTTGAAGCGTTCAAAAGCTCCGTCGCTCCAAGCTGCAACATCTTTTGGTCGTGTCAGATACGCATTGAACCGCCCTCCCCGGTGCCACATCTGACGCCGGAAGGAATTAGACTCAATCTGCTCATGGAGTGTTTCTTTCAACGCGGTTATTTTGGAATACTGCCGCATCGGATCAGTCGGGTCATAGCCGTGATATAGAACGAGGTATTTCGCCGGAACCTCGACCGGCGTGCTTCCCCTTGTCCCAATAATCACGGACTCCGGTGCAAACGGTGAACCGCCTTTGTATTGCCAGATCCAATCCGACGGGATCGGCCGTAACTCCCATCCGCTGTCGGTATCCTTGTTTGGAATCAGAAGGGAAAGGTGCCGCTCATAAAGCAGAAGATCCGAATACAGCCAGCGTCTGAATTCGAACGCTGTCATATCCGGGTTCGGGTTCTGCAATAAAAGAGCCGCCGGGCTGTCTAAAACCCGCGGCCGGTCGGTGTCGCTTGCTCGGTCGTAGACTTTGAAAGGGATCTGCGCCGCGTTATCCGCTAAGAAGCTGATAACAGCTCTTAAATTCGGTTGTGTCCGGTAAAGCTCATCCGCGTCCATGTCGGCCACCCGGACGCCGTAATCCCCTCCATAAACGAATGTATAATTCGGCCGAAGCAGATTTCTGAGGCCTGTAAATATTGCCATGTTGTCTTCCTCCTATACGACCAGCACGCCTCGCTCGTTGTAGATGCTGTCGTACACTTTTGGCTTCGTTGTGTCTATTTGCGTCGCCGCCCCGAACGCCATTGTCACAGCTACAAGCGGCGATATATCTTCCATACTTTTATTCCTGTCCCACGCCCAGGCGCCGTCGCCCATTGGTCTTGTCGAAGCTACGTTTGCAGCCAGATCCAGCGCAGGCTGTGATATGTGATAAACCGGAACCGCGTCCGATTCCCCGGTACTCGCAGCGACCGCGTCGTACAATCTTCCGCACCATCCGGCGACGTCTTTCCCGCTGCACTCGACAATTTCTACGCCTTCAATCGCAGCCAACACGTCCATCATTGAAGCGATTGGTGCGCCCTTGCTTTGAAGCGCAACCTTCATGTTCGGATAATTCGGTGCCGCGTTCATGAACCATTTAGCAAGCCAGCCTGTGCCGCTTCGGTACTCGGCAAGCTCCACATGATAAGCGCCGTCTTTTCGTTTACCGCAGACCGCTATGCTTGCGTGTGTTCTGTCTGCGGATATGTCAACGCCCCACCACAACGAAGATTCGTCCGCGATCTGGCTTTTTTCATCTTTTCCAGCATCCCATGAATCGACCGGGAACGGCGGCGTAATGGTTGACGTTACCCATTGGCATAAGCACTCCGTTTTGAAAACGTCCGCCGGGTCGTCTGCATAAGCAGCTTTTATTGTGGACAGCTCGATGGTATATCCTAAAGATGGGTTCGCCTGTGCCCATGCGTTCCTGTCGCCTGGATCTGCGTTCGGATCTGCCGACCATTCAAACAGGCCAAGCATACTTCCATCATCCTCTGCCGGTGGCTCAGATTCGCCCAAGGCCTTGACGATTCCATCTGGATCTCCTAATTGTGCGTGTGCCCTTAAACGAAAATGTCTAAGAACTACGCTCGTGCCGTCTCCGGCGTTGCTCATACACCACATGAGAGCGTTCTTTCTTGCCATGCCTGTTTTGGACAAGGCCGCCCATGCCTCCCATGTTTGGTGCTCTCTAAGTTCATCTAATAAAACAAGATCCGCGGACTTGCCGCGGCCTGCTTTTCTGTTTGACGCCCGGACCCGGTAATCCCGGTTGCCTTCAAGCTGTAGACGCTTTGAGCCGTTCGTGTACCAAACGTGTTTGATGGCTTCGGCTAATTGCTCATTGTTCTGCGCCATCTCTACGCACATTTGCCAGGTATCTTCGGCGTTGCTTACATCCTGCGCCGTACCTAATACAAGTCCGACTTCCAGCTGATATAAAAAGAACAGAGCGACCACGCACCCAAAGAGCGTTTTGCCGTTCTGTCTGCCTACCTCTACAATTACCGTCCGGTATCTAAACCGCCAGTCATCGCCAAGATCCACAACCTCGAACGCATGAATAGCAAGCCACTTTTGCCACGGTAATAATTCAACGCCTAAAATATCATGCGCAAAATCTATCAGCTCAAAACCGACGGAAGTATCCGGCGTGAGTTCTCTAAGCGGCGGCGTGAATATTCGCGGTGTCTCTTTTCCTTTTATGCCCTTTTCCATTTTGAATTGCCAACCAGTTCAATCACCTGGCTCTTCTTCGGCTTCTCTATCACGATGTCTGATGCAACGCCGAGCTTTTCGCAATACTTTAGAAACGTGCTCGGTGATACGTTATCATATTTACCCTTAATGATCGGCCACTCCGGATCATCCATGATGTCCGCAAGTTTCCTCGCAACCTCAATGAGTGCGCCGTGTGTTTTTCGGTCAATGGTTCCTCGCTTTATGGCTTCAGCGATGGAATCATCAAATTTTTTTCTTACTGTCATCCAGTCGCGTCCCCCTATTTCCTACCGGAGGGATAAATCATGGTGCGCCGGTTGATCTGGGCTCCGCCCAGACCTGCCAAGAATCCGACCCGTTATCCCCTTACGCTATTTCTTTCGTCGCTTTTAAACAATTACACAGGTGGTGCGCAAGTTTTACGTTGTTCCACGTGTGCGTTCCGCCTTTAGACAAAGGTTTTACATGATCAATCGTTGGATACTTTGAACCACAAATAAAGTTTCCCTTGTCATCTATCCTGTAGTCCGTCCAATCTATTTTCTGACCGCAAATATAACAGATGCCATCTTCTTTTTCGGCTAATGCTTTTAACTTAATGACATCTCGTGGTTCACTTCCTCTGCCATACATTCTAAGCCGGTGGCCTACGCCCTTGCCGTGCCTGTTATGTATCCGCCTGCACTTTTCAGAACAATATACTGGCGGGTGCTTACGCCCATACCTATCCCCACTCGGATAGAACGTCCATTCCTTTCCACAGTGTTTGCATATTGTTTTTATTGGTTGATATTTTTCTTTTTTCTTTTGCTGCTTTAAATCTTGCGCTGCCTTCTTTTTAAGAACGCAAATAAGACTCTTTATCTCTGCGTTGCGTCTTGCTTGTTCCCTCTTTTCCTTGCGTTCCTGCCTTTGCTTTTCTCTACATTCTTCCAGTTCTTCTTTTGACTTTCCAAATCTATTTATATACCACGAGTCATGGTGCGCCCTTGTTTGGTTGTATGTCCCATCCATCACTCTCTTCTGATATTCGTCCTTCGCATTTATTCCGGCCTCACGCAAGATCATCGCAACATGACGCTCGTGCATACAATATTTTTTACTTATTTTTTTTGCAGACAATCCATCCGCAAAGTCGTTTAGTACTTGTGCTGAATATTGTCTTGCCTGTTCTGCTTTCATCCCATTCTCCAGTCGCGTGTACGCCTGCCCATGTTATTTATTCCAGCTTTATTCCCTCGCGCTCTGTTGCACCGTCTATGAGATGGTTGAACATTCTCCGGAAGAAGCGCAAGCTCCGGATGTTTTGCTACATCTATCTTGTGATCCGGCTCGTAAGAGGCGTCCGTGCTTGACGGCTTCACGCTATAGTCTATGGCCTGCCCACAATGTACGCAGACCGCACCCCGCGCCTTGTCACGTTCATAGCATTGAATCCGTAGCCGTCGCCAGGCGGGTGTCCACCTGGGGTCCTTAATCATATACGTACCTCCCCACGTGCCCACAGCGTACCCTACCATCGGCCTGGGTTGGTACCCCCATGTCGTGGAGCTTCTCATAGAATCCTATATCCTCACCGAGGTAGGTACCATTTGCCCGCTCTTCCCAGACGAACCACGGACGCTTCATTCTGCGCAGCAGTTGAACATCTATCATTGCACAAGCCACGCCGCCGCTTCTAATCTCAAATCTCTCCTGCGGGATCTCATCCCACTTCCAGGAATCAGATCCTTCTGAATCTGTCATGTACCGAAATATTGGCGACCGCATTGAATCGTTCTTATACCGGGTCACTCCTGTGACGATAGGAACGTCCGGGTCTAACAGGTTGTGAATCGAATCCTCCGGCAGGATCATATCCGAATCAATCATGAAGAGCTTATCGTACTCTCCGTCTATTGCTTTCCTACAAAGCATATTCCGCGCCTGGGCGATACCATACACGCCCGCACCATCTGCATGAGTGTAAGTTATGCTGTGGCCGTCCCAATCCAAGTTCATGATGGAGATGGCCGCTTCAATGTCAATGGACTCCTTTGTTGGTATGCCGATTAGAATATTCATAGCAGATCCGTCCTCCCTCTATAGTCATATGTCTTTGTTTCAGAGATGGAATCGTCCCGCCAATAATTGTAGTAATAAAGCGGCATATCCCAATCCACGACCCGCATGCCACGGAAGAACATCTGCATATAAAACTGGACGTCTGCTGATCCGTCGGTCACATTGGAGAACCGCGCAAAGTCTATCGCACTCCGTCTGTAGCACTTGCACCAGCAGGCGATCCAATGCTGGTCGTTCACCTTCCGGATCGGTTTGGCATAACCTATATGACGGAAAATAAAAGAAAAACAGATAATGTCCGCTTCCGTCTGGTCTATCTTATCGGACAGCTGTTGCAGAACATACTCGTGCAGCCACCAGTCGTCGTCGTCCATGAAGAGCAGCCAGTCACCTGTCGCCAGCTCAATTCCTCTGTTACGTGTCAGCCCGTCGCAATGGTAACTGACTGCCTCGGTTCGTGCACCGTACTCTTTCGCGATCGCCTCGGTGTCGTCGGTGCAGGAATCGCAAATTACAATCAGCTCGTAATCCGTGAAGGTCTGGCTCTTAATGGAATCCAGCGCCTTTCGGATATGCCCGGCCGAGTTATATGCCGGAATTATTATTGAAAATTTCATTGAGTGCCCTCGCTATCCCTTTCACTTGTTCAGGTACATTTTCCCGATCATTCTTTAATTGTTCACGGAACCTTCCAAAGTCTTTGCTGCATTCCTCGTAATGTTCCAGAACATACTGGATTTTGTGTTTAATCGCCCAGATGTGGCCGTCTTTGCTCTCGAATTTGTAGTCGTGTGCGAAGTCCCCATCATAGGCCGCTGACCCGATCTTGCTTGTGATAAGGCAGCACCCACACAGACCGGCCTCCCTCGGAATCCTTTCACGTCCGGGGAACTCCCCGAAGTCCAGATATAACTTCGCGTGTCGCATTGCGTTGATAACTTCGGCTCTTGTCATTCCCTTTATTGGTTTGAATGTCATGTCCGAACATTCCGCCATCAGCCGCCGCTGGAAGTCCGTTGCCTTTGCCGGGTTATATAGGATCGTGTCGCTCCGCTCTTCCTCTTCGTATTCCTCATAAAAGTCATCATTGAGCGTATCTGTGCATTTGAAAAGATATTTGACACCCAGCTTCTTCAAGAAGTCCTTTGCGTATTCACTCTGTGCGATATGAACGATATTTACATCGCCAAGAAAAGAACCGAGCTTTTCCCGCGGTGTCCTGATCGGATAAGCGTCAATGCCAAGCCAATGAATACACTTAATTCCGCGCGGATAATCCCCAACACAGGCCGCCCAGATCTCCGGGAATATCAAAACATCATAATCATCCGGTAATCTGGTCACATATTCACAGCCGTACTTTTTGTATTCATCTGGACATGGTTCGCCATAAGCGTCCCAGTACCACACACGCGCATGAATCCCAGGCTGTTTATTTAGTTCGCTTATAAATTGGTGTATTGCCTCCGGTCCGCCGGTTGCAGCGTTAGCCGGACAGGCTTCTAAGATCTCCATGCAATCCTCCGTAATACAAAGGCCGCCCACCATTGGACGGCCCCGCATTGAAAGGGAAATGATAAAAAATGAGAGCTCGCAGCTTTTCTCAGTCTGAATAATATCATACATATTTATTAGTTTTATTAGTTTCGGATAAAATTTCTTCGATGATCTGGGAAACTCTCCCTTGCGATATTCCGAGCAATCCTCCGGCCACTTCCTGCGACTTGTTCTCAATATAAAGGCTTGTCAACAATGTCCTCGCCCGAATGTCTCCCACAGAAGCAATAAAGTTCTCTACCTTCGCATATTGCTTTTCAAGTGCTGCCTTCTCCCGCTCTTTTTTTATAATTCTTTTTTGGAGCTCGGTGTATTGTTTCGGCTTTGGTATCTGGACGGTAACCTGTGTTGGAAGATATGGCCAGTCCTTCTGTGATGACTGCACCTTTCCGGAAACGCCTTCCACCTCTTCAGCCTTTCGCTGGATCTTCGCAATCTGACGATCAAGCTGTTTGATCCTCGCCGGAATATATCGCGCCTGTTCTAACTCTTGTTTCGTCATTCTCCTCTTCCTCTTAAATGCCCCGCCGCGCCGGGGCTGTGGGGAGTTTACATTCTATGGGGTTTTCCTTAAAAATTATTTACAATCCGTCAGCGCGGTGACGGTTTGCATCGCTGATAGGATGATGTCTCTTGCCTTAAGTATCCGTTCAAAACATTCGCCTTCTTCGGAGTGGACACAGACAGCGCATTTGCCAAGAGCGCACATGGTGAGTTGGTTGAGTGCTTCGGTGGGTGTCATGCTTCACGCCTTTCTGCCTGATACGGCTGTGGTAACTCCATCCATGCATCAACACCGATCAAGTAAGAATGTAAATCATGCCACTCATCAAACTCTCTGTCATAATATGCAATGATTACGGTTTCATCGTCCTCGCTTACCAACACACTCCGATAATCAACTGGCAACCTCTCACTGCATGGAATCCAGTGTGGTACGTCTGCGGATAATATATCATCTATATCGTCCATATAAACGACTCTGCAATATTCATATTTGCCATTGCCGAACGGTTCTAACTGTTCATGCCATTCTATTTTGTCCGCATCAATGTATCTCGCCATCGATTCTCCTTTCTGCGTAACTGCAATAATCTAATCCACTAACAAACAAGTCAGCATTTCTTCGCCTGTCGCACCACGGATAACCAAACTCAGTATTGTTTCTGAAGTATTTGCAATCGCAACACCTTACCACTTCAACAACGTCTGCGGATGGAAATCGTGCTATGTCATTTGCGTCGATCGTCTTGTCTTTGCTATTATTTGCAAAGTTCATTAGTTTATCTGCATCAATGTATCTCGCCATCGGTTCTCCTTTCTCCTAAACTACAATAATCTTCCGACCCTCTATCAATATGTAATTCTCTGCACCACGGTATGTTTAGCCTTGCATGATTGCACCAATAAATACAGTCCTTACACCTGACAACTTCCACAACGTCTGCGGATGGCATGGTTTCAATTATTGACATTTCTTCACCTAATTCACAGAACTTTAACTCATCAATCGCCGCCTGTCTGCTGATGTAATCGCTCATTCTTTCGCCCTCCTCCTCAGCGTCAAAAAGTCCTTACCATAACGCTTTACAAAATTGCGGTTCGGCCATGCCTGTTCAAATGCGATCTGTGCTTCTGTATGTAATGATCGTTGCTTGCGTGGATCCAGGAGGAGCTTAATATTACAAGCCCAACAAAGCGGTATCACGAGCCCATCTTCCTTTGATTTGAATTCACTATTGTTTTTCTGATCTACAAAGATCGCATGTAATTCAAGTGCACGTTTGCCGCATATATAGCAATGTTTTATGTCTTGGGTTAACAAACTAAATTCCTTCATATCTTGCCTTTCTCGCCATTCTCTCCAGTTCGTCAATCACGGCGAAGATGATTTTGTTAATAAATGCTGAATCATACCGTTTGGCGATCTGGTCCGCTTCGGTAACCACTTCTTGCCAGAACTCGTCTGAATTGAAGTTCGACGCGGTTGCGTATTTCTTGTAATATTGCCAGCAGGCGTTGAAGCCTGCGTGATACTTACTTAATTCCTCCTTACTCATAACCCCTCCTTAAAATGGAATTTCGTCCAGATCCTCGACCTCTTCAAATCCGTATACATCTGTATCCCAGTTGAATCGCATCTTGAAGAAGTCCGTCGTGCTTTCCGCCAGCCTCCGGCTATTCTGGTCATAGACTAACTTGATCCCCTCGCTGTCCGTGCATTTCCCGGTGAGCCTATTCTTGATAACCGTCAGCTTCCGAACATCAGGCGGCCCATCCTTTATCTTGCCGAACGTCATCACGATATCTGCACGATCTGTGATGTTGCTGGATCCGCTGACATCATCGTTCTGGATATCTCCGTTGCTTTTGCGTGGATGACAGATCAGCAGGATAAACACGTTGTATAGTTTCGCCAATGCAGCCAGATTCCCGACAAACTGCGACTGGTGCCGATACAGATCGTTCTGAAGGTCGTCTGTTATGGCTGTCATTAAGTTGTCGACCATGATGAACCGGCAGTCCTTTCGGATGATAGCGTTCTCGATCGTCTCCGGAAGAGTCTCCATTTCGTCTGTATTCTGGAGAATATCCGAGTCGTAAATATAGGCCTTGTCTCCGTAATAGTTATCCAGCTTGTCATAATCTGACTGCGTTTGTTCTCTCTTGCCGGTGATCTGGCAGTCCATCCAGTTCCGGAAGTAAAAGTCTGTCAGCTCTCCGGAATAGAAGAATGCTCTATGTCCCTGCTCCAGCGAATTTACTCCGAACAATGAGGCAATCGTGCTTTTCCCTTCTCCTCTCCGGCCTGTCAGGATCGCCAACTGTCCGAACCGGAAACCGCCAGATAAAACCTTATCGAGCGATTCCAAACCTGAAGAAAAACTCTGCATCTGCATGATGTCAACTCTTTTAACGTCCTTCATGGCTTTGATGTGCTTATCATCCGGAGCCTGTGCGTTAAGGATCACGTTCCGGACGGTCTGCGCTCCATACTTCTGGAGAATCTCATTTGCGTCCTTGCAGTCCTTATAATCTTCGATCCGGCAAATGTATGTCTTCTTCGGCCACCGTTTCGCTATCTCTTCAGCCAGGGAGATCTTCCCATTTTCGCAGTCTCCCATGACGATGACCTTCTGGAACTGTGAAACAAAGTCATAACAATGAGGTACCCATGTGAAGCCGTTGCATCCGTTCGGGACAGATACGGCATTGATAAAACCGGCCTCCGCAACAGACAGCGAATCGATCTGTCCTTCTGTAATGATCAGCTTCCCTTCGTCTGCGTCGACTTTGCAGTGGTTCATTCCGAACAGGATCGGCTTGCACCCAGACTCCGACCACTCCTTGTTCTGGTCCTTACCCTTCTGGAAGTCTGTCTTCCTATACTTCACATGAGTTAGGATGCCATCCACATCTTTGAACGGAAAAACCAGAATATTGTCCTGATCCGGCTTTGTCGTAATTTCATACTTCAGAACAGTCGATTCGCTGATGCCTCTGGATCCTAAATACTCAACAGCAGCAGGCCTGACCTCAATGGCTCTGTGAGCGTCCCGGAAGCGTTTATACTGCTGTTTGGAATAATCCGCAGTCCGGTAATAAATGTCTGTATCTCTTCCCAGGCTGAAATCAAAGTCTCTGGACAGCGTGATCATGTTTCCTTTAATGCCACAGGATGCCCTTTTGCACTCAAACTGTCCGGTGTCCATATTGATCCCGAACGTCCACTTATCGGATGCCTGGCAATATGGGCAGTACATGAACTCCAGCTGGTTCCCACGATGCCTGGTCTTGATCTTGTTCATCTTAGCAAACCGTTCTGCATCTTCCTGCTTGAATTGATAGATCCCCATCAGTCCTCCTCTTCGTCATCTTCCAGTTGACTCAATGCACCCAATTCTGCGAGCGTGAGCTTCCTGTTAGAGAGAAATTCCTTTTTTTCTTCTTTTCTTTTTTCTTTACTTTCCTCTTTTCTTTCTTGGGTGACAGGGTTGTCAGTGTTCTCACTGTCGTTTCTGTCAGTGTTCTCACTGCTGTTTCTGTCACCCTTAGATACCGTTTCTGTCAGGGTGACAATCCTGTCAGTGAGAATCCTGATTTTTCGAGGATATGAACCGCAGCTTTTACTCACGATCTTGATGATTTTATGGTTCTCCAGTTCGTACACCGCCCGGATCACGCTCCGCTCACTTAACCCTGTTGCACTCTGTAAAAAGCTATTGCTCAATTCGTGCTGATCACGGTGAAAGCAGAGCGTGTTGCGAATAATTGCATTCAGAACCATAAAACCGGCCCCTGTCAGTTTCAGTCTTGCCATTCCAGAGAAGAGGTCGTTTTTTATGTCTGTGTATCCCTTAGCCATACACTCCGGCCTCCAGATCTTTCTTCATCTCCCTATACAGTATTTCCCTTATTAACCGTCCGCTGGTCTCAGCTTTGCAGAAGATCGGCTTCAGATCGTACCTTGCAATCCATGCTGTCACAGATCCGGTGAATGCATTTTTGTTGAACTTAGTCTTGTATTTTCCGTTGATCAGGTTTTCCCATGTCGTATTCTCAACCAGAAGATACATCGAAGCATCCGCTTCTCTTGATCGTTCAAATTCTCGCCGGAACCGATCCCTGTCCTTTGTTAAGCAGGAGGATAATTCTTCCAGGTTCATCTTCCGCTCAATGGCTGCCTTCACAATTACGGCCTGACCATCTGGAAGCGTGAACTCTGCCGAATAGTCTCCGAAGTCTAACTTCTGCCTCCGATACGGACACTGGAACGAGTTATATCGCTTCAATGCCCGATCGGAAGGCTGCTCTCTGGTATCAACCAGAATCACCATCGACCGCAGACAGTTTTCGATCTCCGGACCGGTCAAAACGGGATTTCCTCGACGGAGCTGTCAGGGATCTTCATGAAGTCATCTTCCAGAGGCTTTGCGCTGTTGTAGCCATTCTTGGATTTAAACTTGGCCTCCGGAGCTTTGCCGGATCTGACCTTCTCAACATCCACACCGAATCTGGCTTCTGTGTATACGACGTTCTTTCCGTCTATCACAGTTCCGGTCTCACCGAAGACAATGCCGACGGCCTTGTTTTTCAGCGTGTTCTCATCCCATGCCCAAGAATAGCCGGAATTACTCTTCTCGACGGCATCGATCCAACTGGCGAAGCTGCGTTTTGTCCATCCGTCCTTTTCAGATCCATCATCTGCCGGAACGTAAATACGGACAGTCCCCTTCCACTTCTTATCCTCCGAAGTGTTCGCTTCGTACTGCTTCTTAAAGAAGTCCTTCTGCTCTCCTTCGGTGATGTCGTACTGAAGAACCAGAACATCGGACCGTCCGTCCTGGCCTTCTTCATATCTCACGCCCATGATCTTGCATACATAGGCTCCAGCCGGAAGTTTTGCGCTTCCTGCGCTCTGTGCTGCCTTTTTTGCGTCATCGTAGTTGCTGAATTTTTTCATGATCTGTATCCTCCTTTAGTCGGCGTTTCGCCGTGTTCAAATCTTGCCTGACGTGCTTTTAAAAAAGCTTTTCTTAATGTTTCGGAATGGCTTGCTTTAAATGATTCATCCATAACAAAAACCATTCCATCGATGTTAATAAATGAACAAATATCTAACTTATATAACTCATCTGGATATTTGTATAAGTTGAGCGGAAGATTAGGAGCTGAAGAATAATCTGACCATATTCCTGTGTTATCTTCATGAATTTTATAATTTCCAAAGAATGCATCTGTTAATTCTATTCCTTTGTACCATTTCAAAAATGGGAATACTGGAACTTCTATTCTATCTTCGCTCCAGAACGGAATTTGTCCTAAAATAATTAGTCCTTTAGAAATAGGCGTAGCGCAAAAATCTATACAACACGCTATTTTTTCTTCATCTTTTTTCAAAGCCGACAAATGTCCTTTAACTTCCCCGTAGCAATCGGAGTCTGGAAAATAAAAATCCGGAAGATATCGTATGATAGAACCATCACATACTTCAGCTTTATATCCTTCTGGCTCATATTCGTACTTGATACGCATAGCATCAAAGAATACGGCCCATCTGGCTTCCAGCCTAGAACGGAAACGATAACCGTTATATTCAGTTTCAATCGCTTTAATTTCCGGCATTATTTCACCTCCATCCCGTAATACTCCCGAATCGCCACATCTACCGCCTTCAGATCGTTCGGAATTTCCAGATCGAACATGCCCTCCGGAGTCTTTGCGGTGCTCTGACCATTCGCCTGGGTAAAGAACTTATGGTCCTGGCAATAGATGACAATATCGAAGCAGCCTTCAACAGTGAGCTTTTCGTCCAGCATCTTGCCGATCGTCTTGACCTTTTCCCGGCCATCTGTGTCGGTCTCGCTATGGTGCAGGAAATACACGATCTTCTGCTCATCGTCCAGATCATTAACGAAATGAATCAAATCCCGAAACTTTGAAGCCATGCTTGTAAATTTGTCATAGCCTTTTTCGTATGTCCGGTCGAACAACTCATTAACCAGAAGATACTGGCTGTCATCGATGACAATAGATTTGGCCTTTGCGTTCTGGATTGCCTTCATGATCCAAACATATTTCGCCTGATTAAGCTGTGCAGCGTCCCTTGCTTCGCCCTTTGTCGGGTCTTTCGGGACTTTGATTGTTTTGATGTCGGACTTGAAGGGCAGCCGTCCCTTTTCTACAGAGATGACTCCAACTTCGTCCGGTTTGAAGTTCTTCAGGCTATAGGTCTTCCCAGAACCACTGCGCCCGATTACTAATACTGGAATTGACATCTTTCTTCCTTTCTGCCATAATGGCTATGGTAAAACTGTTTTAAAGATCTACTTGAATGGCGGTCGTTCCCAGCGGCCGCTGTTCTATACTTCAGAAATAAATCCACCATCTTCTAACACCTCTAATAAACAATTAAGGCATAACTCGTCTCCGGTCGGATGGTATTTCCATAGTTTCTGATCGTTAAAGCATCCGCTTACTTGGCTTCCGCACTCATCGCAAATCTTTTTGTATATGATCTGCAAGGATGGAGGATTCCCGCAGATTTCTTTTGTCCTCTCAACCATGCCGTACCTCCGCGACCAGTGTTGCCAGGCAAGACATCATGATCATGATTGACGCTGTGACAGAGATCCACCACGCTGCTGGACTGTGATAATATGTCGCGATTGTGTCCAGGGCAACCAACGTGTAGATTGTCGTTTTCCATGCGGTTCTCATTGTGTCACCTCGATCTGCTCTAATATGCGGATAAAGTAGTCGAGCTGAGAGACTTCCATGCCGGACTTGCTCGCCTGGTCTTTATAGAATTTCTGACTTTGATCCTCTTCCTTCTCGACAAGTTTCTGATAATATTCTTGATAATAGTCTCTCTCGTTTGCCGCTTCATCTCGGCGGCCTTTCAGATAACTGACCAGCTCAAAGACTTCTTTTACATTCATGTTTCGCGCCCCCTTTTCAGCGTTTTTCTTTTGAATAGATAATTTGATAATGCTTTTTGATTCACCCGGAACAGCTTTCCGCCTTCCAGCCGCATAACGCCGTCCAGCCCATATTCGTCCATCTCTCGGCAGAGGGTGCTAACGGTATCGGCAGAGCAATGCAGCCATGATGCGGCCTGCGCGCGGGTGAGCCAGGTGGTTTCGTTTGACATGCTCTCTCCTTTCTGTGGTATAATCTCTGTATAGGAGGTGTTAATATGCTTCGAATGGACCGTAAAACCTGTCATGATATCCTTAAGGTTACAAACAGCTACGACACTTCGATTTTTTTCCATCCAAACATCGGTGGCTTTTGTATCTGGACTGGCTTGGTTCCGGATCAGGGTTCTGTAAAACCATCAATCCCAATTAGCGAAGTGCCCGGTTCTTTGAACCGCCTTTGTGAACAAAAGCTAATTGAAAAAATGATCGGTACTATGGATAACGGCATGATCTTCCGCATTGCTCCGGAGCTTCTTCATTACAAAGCATTCTGGTGGGAGCGGTTTACCAAGACCTATGTCGCTGGATTTTTCAGTGGCATCGCAGCTACTGTTATTGCAGGACTAATTCTTCATTTCTTTACAGGTTTGTTCTAAAAAATAAATATCAAGATCAATATCCCCGCAATCACGCCGCTTATTACTCCAAGAACCGTTGCTAATGTGTCATTCATGTCTCCTCCTTTCTGGGGTGTATCTTTTTAAGTTACTCACTGGCAAAAAAAATTGCCATCGGATCTTCAATTGAGAGCTTATCAATCATAATCTGGATCTCATCGCTCCCAAAAACGCCTGCTTTCATCTTTGAATAAAAGGTTTTAGGCGTAATTCCGATGGCATCTGCCATGTCTTTCTGCGAATAGCCGCATTCTGCTATCTTTCCAATAAGTTTATCAGTTCGGATCACTTTGTTACCTCCTTCTCCTTTCGTAACTTATCAAGTTACTTTCATAATATCACATATTCGTAACTTGTCAAGATATTTTTTCTTGTATTTGTAACTTTTTTGTGTTATGCTTAATTTACATTAATAATTGTGAGGTGCCTAACATGACGAAAGGGGAAAGAATCAAAGAATTAAGGGAACGAATTGGTAAAAGCCAAACAGCTTTTGCTGATCTTATTGGTGTGTCAAAACAGTCCTTGTATAAATATGAGAACGACATTATTACCAATATTCCATCTGACAAAATCGAAGCAATAGCCAGGGTAACTGGTTCGACGCCAAGCTATATCATGGGATGGAAAGAACAGCCAACAAGTAAATACTACTTCGACGACGCCACCGCAGAAAAGGCACAGGAGCTATTTGACAATCCAGAAATGAGGGTACTCTTCGACGCCGCCAGAGATTCTAAGCCGGCGGATCTGCAAATGGCAGCGGATCTTTTGGAAAGACTGAAAGGGACAAATCCAGATGGATGATGTATTTGTATACTTACGTAGTGACCTCCCGGATAAGGTAAAAGAACTGGTAACGCCGTGTGCAGAAGGGTACACGGTTTATATTAACGCAAAATTAGACAACGAGCACCGCATGAAGGCTTACGAGCACGCTCTGAGACACATTGAAAGCGGTGACTTTGACGTCGACTCTGTGAAAAATGTTCAAACGATTGAGACATCCACACACGCGCCTGAGAAGGTCATTACAAAGGCAATGATCAAAAAAGAGCTGGCAGATTTGAAAAAGCAGAGGCGTAAACTGAACGCGGAGATCCGGGAGAAAAACAAACAGATCGACTTTTTGAAAAGTACCGGCTTTGATTTCTTTGCCGCAGCTGAAGAAGACTATTTGAATCCAGAAAGGAGGTGAAAAAATGTATGTAACCAAAAGAGGGAACAAGTTCAGAGCATGGGAGCGGGTCGTCATTGACGGTGTCCCCAAACGCATCAGCGTAACAATGGACAAGGACACACCGCAGGCGCGCAAGAAGGCTGCCGAAGCCCTAAAAAAGCGTATGCTAAAACCTGACTCTTCTATGAGGTATGACGAACTTGTAGAAGCTTATATTACGTACCAGAAGGCAACGCTTAAAATGTCCACCTGGACACGAAATCAAGCAAGTCTAAAGCGTCTGTCAGATACGTTTGGAAATGCCAGAATATCCGATATGACGGCCGGGTTCATCACGAACCGCCTGCTTACAAAAACAACAGAACCGGCAACATTTAACGAATATCTAAAAAGGCTGAAAGCCATGTTCCGTTGGGCGTACCGCTCGGACTACATCGAGAGTGCAGCTTGTGTTGATAAAATTCGCCCACTTAAAGACACGCCGGAGCGTGTGAAAGTATCAGAGAAGTTTCTGGAAGCATGTGAGCTTCAGAAGATACTGGACGCTGCACCAGAGTTCTATTCTGCTGTTTTTGGTTTCCTTGCGCTGTCTGGCCTCCGGATCGGTGAGCTGATCGCCCTGGAGGATGAAGATGTGACAGAAACGGATATCATCGTAAAGGCTACCTACGATCATCTGAACAATGTTCTGAACACACCGAAAACGTCCGCCAGCTGGAGGTATGTCCACATTCAGCCGGAGCTGTCTTTGTACGTGAATGAACTTCGGAAGCTGTCCAACCTGCACCGCATGGTGTCAGGCGTCAGGGCCTCGTATTTCGTGGTAAATAGATATGGTAGGCGTTTATCCTATGTGAAGACTGCAAATACGTTTAAAACGCTCTGTGCACGTCTGACAGGCAAGGAATTGAGCCTTCATGCGCTCCGGCACACGCATGTCGCTCTGATGGCCGAAAATGGCGCTGATATGGAAATGATCGCCAGAAGATGCGGTCACTCTTCAAGCAAGATAACAAAAGAAATTTACTATCATGTCACAGAAAAACAGCGTGAAAAAGATAACGCACAGCTCGATAAAATATCCCTTTTAAAGCAAAAAGTGATACCAATGTGATACCACCCTTCGCAGTAGCTAGCTATTCTAGCTGAAGTTTTATGCCGGCAGTGGGCGTTATTAGCTAACTTGTTTAGGCAAAAGGTAGCTGTTTTAAGATGTTTTAAGAGGAAAAAAATATTATATAACCCGTCCTAACCGGTCATAACAGAAAAAAAGTGATACCATTTGGATACCACCTTTCAACAAAAAAAGGCCCCGGAAACTGCCTAGATGACAGCCGGGGCCAAACCAAGAAAGGAGGGTGTTATGATCCCCCAATTAAGGGGCAAATTATACGCCCAGAAGCTTCTTCCAGGTCTTCGTATTGCAGACGCCGTTTGCCGTAAGTCCAAACTTTTTCTGATATTTCTTGAGAGCGGACTCTGTTGCCACACCGAAACTCTTATCCAGCTTCAGCACTTTGTTGTTGGCGTCTTTCCAGCCTTTGCCTTTCAATAATGACTGAAGCAGATAAACATCCTGCCCTTTATCGCCTTTTTTAATTTCTTTTACTGAAAACATATACTTAACCTCTTCTGCCTTCTCAGGCCATCTCAGAACGAAGTTCCATGGGTAATTGCGATATGGCCGAATAAGGAACTCCCAGCCGGTCTGATCACCGGGCTGTCCGCCCGTAATGCCGCCGAACTCATTAATAGAAGCTTCGACCTCTTTACCGTCTCCGCAATACATGGCCGTGTGCGCGCTTGAATTAAGAAGAACATCCCCTCTTAACAGGCCCGCGCCGGTTGACAAGTTCACGGTGCTGGTTACATCTTTGAATCCGCACCGGATAAAAACCGGATACATGTTGCCGGTGTAGCTTGCACCGTTGGACTTCACCGGCACTCCCGCATTCTCCCATGCCTGGATAACAGCAGCAGAGCAGTCAAAGTCTCCTCTCTGGCCCCACCGATAAACCTGATCGTAGCCGTGCGAGTCGTCTCTGGCCCAGGACTCCATCTGCTGGATGGCTTTTTCTGTCTTAGTCATTCGCTCTCCTCTTCCTTGTCAACTTCCGGCAGTCCGGCAAGGGATGTCAGGATAGACAGAATACCGGCCAGAACTGACGCAGATACGACCATCTTCCAGTCCACTGCAGACAGGATCGCCGCCGTGCCGATCGTTGCGATAGCGGTCTGGCAGACCGTTTTCAGTGCTCTAATTAATGCTGCGTGAATCCATGTTCTTTTCATTTATTAACCTCCTGTAAACCATTCAGGCTTTGCACCATCACAATATTCGATCAGCCAGGCATTGAAGATCGCTGTGGCTGTCCAGTTGCCTTTTAGGTCCTTGAAATAATGCTGTGACAGTTTCAGGATCTCCGTCTTTTCCTGCGGATAATCCGAGATCATAAGAAGAAGCTGAGTCCGAAGAGCGTCCTTCTCTTGCAGATCCAGCTTCTCATTGATAGTCTTTAACGATCCTTCTATCTCTTTTAACTTGCTCCGGCGGTTCGAAATTGCTGTTATGATTGCCGAAACGATAGTCGATAGAATCCCGCTGCTTATTATTGCGATGATTATTGCTTCTGTCATGTTGTGCCTTCTTAATTAGTAAACGTAAACAAGTTCGTTACCACTTCTGCTTGCTATCCACTGTTCGTGCCTCGTTATGCTTCTATAATCACAAGCATCGGTGCGTAAACATAATAGCTACCGCTTCTGCCCTGTGTATATACAGCTATCTTTTGGTCCGCTGTCAGAGATACGTTTGATAAATGGTTGTTCTGCACATGGTTGTTCCATGATGTGTTCACCGAACCATATGCAGATCCTCCGACATAAAGCTGACTGCCCCATGTGTACTGCGTTGATGTCGCAGAACGAGTTGCCGTCCAGTAAACATCATACGTCCCTGTTTTTGATACGGTTAGGTCACCGTTTGCCTTAGAGAGCGTTGAGGATGTTGTTCTGGTTGTGCTTTGGTTAATCTGTACGTTCTTCGATGTCCCGCCACCACCTGTATATGTTCCTGTTACAGACCACAGATTGCTCTGTCCGTTGCTGATGGTGATGGTCGTTCCGCTCTTGATATTCGCCGCTGTTAAGTTCGTCTGGCTTACCGCCGCAATCGTAGCCGCCGCAGAATGGTAAGTTCCGGCATTAATCGTCTGGTTGCTTGTCGATGCTCTGTATGTCGTTGCTCCTACGGTCGTTGTTGGCTGAACGTAGCTTGACGGAATAGCGTTGACCACTACCTTCTTCAAACCTGTATATCCAGTATCGGCCGTCACATTCTGCGTCGAAGTAGTAGGCGTGACCGTTTTAGTCTGCATCGACTGGTCACCGCTCACGGCATAAGTGAGCTGGTAATATCCAGGCTGGTGGAAATAACCACCAGCGTTGGTTCCTTGTGAAGTGATTGTGAGAGAACCGTTGTTGTACGATGAAGTCCAATCCGTAATAGATTGGTGAGCAGCAGAATCCATAGCGAAGCCCATGGTGTTTTCTGCTGTTTCGCTATACCTGACTCCAATTACGCGCTGGTAGCCGTTCGAGGTGCTGAAATTCGACTTAAAGATAAGATACCAGCATAACGGCTCATCTTCAAGGTTCGTGAAGGTTATCGAAGTTGCGCCGCTGCCAACTTGAACGTCCGAGGTTTGGATGTTGCCAGCAGTTCCTCCATAAGTGTAGGACATTGTCCATGAGCCGTCAGGAAACTGAGCGCCCGTGCTCGTGATGGTTAGCGTGCCATTAGAATACGACTTGCTGAAACTCGAACCATCGTAGGTCACTTGAGCGTTGGACGTGTTCGTGAGCGTCTGCGCGTGTACGGTTGTCCCATCGTAGACTAGCATCAACGCCTTGTAAGGCGTACCGCTAGGGATTGCCATATCATCGTCGTCGTAAAGGATGACGAACGAGGTCGGCTCTCCAAGCACATCGAAAACGAGCGTCGAGGACTGGCTTTCCAAATACGCGCTTCCACCGTCTTCATCAACGTCGCTACCACCGCCGCCTTGCACATCAAC